ACATAAAAAAACAATGGACAAAAGGTATAGAATTACGATTAAGATCCCTGCGTGGCATAATAAGCGATTAAGGGAATGGGCAGCACTCAAGGGTGTAGCACCCACAACCTTGGCGGGTAACGTATTACAGGCTCGAATAGAAGCAAACGACCAACAAATTGTGGCGATGTTAAAGTCTCGGTCTGAGGATGAAGGATTAACTATTGAGGAATTTATTAAAAAGATTGTCAATGATTCAGATGATCAAGAAAAGCCCACTAGGTAGAGTGAGCTTCTTTGGAGTTACCATCAGATTAATGCCTAAATCTCGTCCCACCCGTCAATGCCGGAGGACATTACATAGGTTAGCTTGACCCCTAGGGATTGTTGGTTATTGTTGAGAATCAATCAATTAATCATCGTCATCAAAATAAAGGCATTCACGGGACGCTATTGGGCGCGCTTCGCGCTCCCAATCACAGGATTTTTTATAATTATCGGAGGTCGGTTCGCCATCGTTGTTTTCCCCAAACAATTTAACGGTCATCTCCAAAACTTTAACGGCGTTATCCCACTCAAAATATAGATAGGACAATCTCAAACCCTTAACAGTATGGTAGACAATCCAACCATCCCCTGCCCAATAATTAGTAATTCCCCAATTCCCGACAACAAACCCTTCTACCTCTGTGTATTCGATAGGTTTTCGGTGCGAGGTGCGAGTAGCGTCTGAGAATTTTGTGGCAATCTTAAAATTAGTTTTCTGCATTGATTTAAGTCCTAAGTAAGTGAAGTTTAAGAGAGGGAATTTAAACCGAGATCCGGTAATTTTAAGCATTTTAATTGCCCTCCGATGATGGGTAAGATAGCCAATACCAGAATGTCGTTAACTGCCAATCGTAGGGGGTTCTGTGACCAACAATATCGCACCATAATCTGAAGTTGGTTTTGTAGTCACGAAACCCGTCGCGCATCAAATTCATTGTTTTACCTCTAGGGTCTGAGTGAACGGCGATAAATCTTAATTGCTTGAGTGTGATTCCTGTCTTTAATGTCTTCGTGGCACAGTTGCCAATGCTTAATTAATGTCAGATTGTAGCTGTAGCCGCTCCGGTTCCCTCCTGGGCGTTTCTTATAGTGAATCCCGTTATCCCATTTCTTGTGGTAGTGCTTAACGGAATCTGGGTTTTTTAATCCCAGAAGTTTAGCAACCGCAACCTTTGATCCAAGTTCATAATCCTGGGTGATCATAAACCTTGAATCCTTAACTGAATAGGAACCTCGTTAATCTCCAACAATCCTTTTTTAGAAAGTTTTGCCAATTCAACCTGAACATCTTGCACATCGAATTTAATTTCTTTCTCCTTCCCCAATGGAGTTACGCCAGAACAGTCAAGTATTGTGATTAGATTTTCTGGTGTAACTTCTAAATCTTTATTGCAGCCATAAAGAAGACGAAGCATATAGAGAATGTAGACAGATTTGTTTATTCCCCCTGCTATTAAATCCGATTGCAAATTATAAACAGATTGGACTAATTTACCCTGTTCATTCATCACTGTCCCCATATTTTTCTCTGGGAATTGGACAATGTTTTCTTCCGTCGCCTCTGCATTTCCTAGCGAATACTCTCCCACAAACATAGTGTTCCTCCTATTTAGTAAATGCAATCTTGGCATCCCAGAGGGTTTGAAGCCACTGGTTTTGAGTTGGCATTAAGTGTTGGTTTTTTTTTCTCAATGGATGGGGGAACATCCTCCGAGCTAGTTTAGATGCTGCGATCGCGTCTTTTTTAGAGTGAAAATACCCTGGGAAACATCGCCCCGATGCCAAGTGAGTGACACCCCAATAGTCGTCGTCAATCCGATGCACAGCGATCCATTTTCTGACAGTTGCCTTTATTTTCCAGCGCCCATAAATAGTATGGGTTACAATTGTTTTTCTCATGGCTCAACCCTTGTTCTTGTGATAACTGAAACGGGAACCCCGTCCCAATCTTCCTGGATATAGTATCTGCCAGTGCCAGATTTATTCATTTCCTCGCACTTTTTCCGAGCTTGATTAAATCTCGGATAAGACGCGATAATAACGCCTTTTCCTAGTTCCCAAATCGCGTAGCCTTTCTGTTTACTCATTACCTTTCTGTATTCGTCTTAGTGTTAATTTGGCATATTCAATGGCAAAAAATATGCCCCCTTCATACTGCTGTATGAGATGTTCTGCAAACTCCTGATTTAGAGTTGGCAATTTGCAAAACAATTGTTGATAAATTTCCTCCGGTTGTGAGGTTTTTCTTATTGACCGAAATGATGGGGCGACCCTACCGTAGTCGGCAGGGAGTTCCCCGACTCGCTTCCACCGGAAAAGCGTGGCTCTCCCTATTCCAAGATTTCGAGATATCTCGGTCAGGCTTTTGCCCGACTTAATAGCTTCGTAAGCTATTTTCCTAATTTCTGGAGAATAACGCTTCGTACTTGACATCTGGTTTCTGGTTATTGGGTTAAAAAAAGGGTGTAGCTAGAGGGCTTTCCACCCCCAGGAGTTGTTTAGAAATCAATACCCGCAGCCGCCAATGCCTCTAAGTCACTAACAGGGGGTAATGCTGCCATAATTTGATCGGGTTGGATCAATGGGCGTTTAGGCTGTAACCCTTGCCAGGTAAATTCTTTAGCCCGTGCATTGTACCCAACAAAATAGTTTTTCCAGGTTTCTAATGTTGGGTTTTCAAATCCTGCAACTTTACAAGCGGGGGATTTTGTTTCATCGCCTGCCATCTCGCGTTTAACCTCAAAAGCAAAAACGCATAAACTCTTGAATGTCATCGCTTTTTCACTAGCAGGAATTTGGTTTTCAATGGCATGACAAGATGTAATTGCCGTTATGAATTTTCCCCATTCAACAGAAAAGGTCGCTTGAGCAGCACCAGTAAGTTTTAGGCTCAAGGGAATTTGGTGCAGAGGAATGTTTTTTGCATCCAAAAGAAATACATCAAACGCTTGAAAATTAGTGAAGTCTTTATTAGCTTTATGGATATTTTTTTTATAATATCCATCAAAAACATTCGTTTGCTGTTCTTTTGTCGCAGTTTTATTGAGTGCCAAAACCGGAGTCCGAGGACACACTAACATCCGCATCTTTTTAAACGACAAACCTTGTTCAGTCTCACCGCTTGCAAAAACATATTCAATTAAATCTTTTTTGTCAAAATTATTCCATCCGGCTTTTGCGGCTTGGTTAATTTCGATAAAATACCCGCACTGTTTGGGGTCTTCTCCGCGTAAGGCTTGAATCCGTGGAAGCCGTGCATTAGGGTCTAAATATTCCTCGGATGCAAATTCATCGCGTTGAACTTGCATTAATTGATCTTGGTCAACATGGTCAATAGTTGAAGTCATTGTTTTAGCTTGGTTTTTGTTGGTTTATTTGGGCTTAATCGCACCGCCCCAACGCCTCACAAATTAAGATATTTATGAAGCGTAAGGGAAAAACGATTAATCATCTCCGTAGATAAATTTCCTGGCATCAACTCGCCAGTCTTTCCACCCGTACCAGATCACAAATGGTTTTATTTTTAATAGTTTCATCCCAAACAGGTGATCTCTTTCAATATCGAAATAGCCTGTAATAAAACAGTAAAAGTGTTTCATTCTTGGTTTCCTGTTAAACTTGATTTCTGTGGGTTTAATTCGGGCTTAATCACACCGCCCCAACGCCTCACAATCGCACTATGAAGCGTAAGGGAGAAACGAGTCTAGTCATTGATGAGTTGATTAAATCTATTCGTTCTCCCCTTTGGAATTTGGTTTATAATTCGGGGAATTTCAACCTCGTCAATCTCAATACATCGAGGATTGTTTTCGTGTTCGTGGTACGGGAGTTGATCTCGCTCTTCGATTAATTTTTTAAATTCTTCGGCAAGTTGCTCAAGACCATCCATTACGCCACCTCCTCCTCAACCCAAGACTGTTCAACCAAAGCATCGGCGGCTAACTGAAACGAACTATGGCGGGATTGGGAATATTGAAACCCCCGACCGTGAACCAACATCTCAGAAACCGCATAAAAGTCTTTGCGGTACTGGACTACGAAGCCCAACTTACAACCGTTTTCATAAACAGCCGTTCCTGTTTCTTTGGCTAGTTTGACAACATCAACTTTTTCTTCGGGCTGTTTTTTTGTTTGAATTTGCTCCCAGTAATTTAGAATTTGATTGTCGGATAAGTGGGTGGCGCGACCATCGGTTAACTCAACTCTCACGATATCCTCCTTATATTTGACGGCTACAATCTCATCAGGCTCGTAGCTACAAGTGCCGCAGGAATCCCACGCCAGGATTTGTGCGAGAATTTCTTTATTGCTTGCCAGTGCCAAGGCTTCTTTTAATGCGGGGGACTGGACTTGATTAGAAAATGTTGCTATCATAGTTTTTGATTGGGTTTTGACCCGTAAGGCGGTTGGCACTGATATCAAGTCGGGTGCTGACCGCTTTTGGCTTTGTATCTACAATCTTATAATGCTGTTATAAGATTGTCAAGCGATTTTCAAAAGTTTTTTACAAGTACCGTAGGGAAGACTGAACTAATATCACTGCCAAGACTCCACAGCAAAGCATCCAGCTTTTCTCTACTCACAGCCTCAACATCTCCAAGCTCTAATTTAATGATCGTGGGTTCAGACACGGCTCCGTTAGTCAATTCTGCCAACTGCCGACGCGATAATTTTGTAGCGTCTCTAATCTTTCTTAGTGCTGCGCCCGCCTTCTTATCCCAGGAAATCATCAAGACCCGACTATAAGGAACCATAATTTCTTCGCCTCCATGTCCATCATTATTTTCATCATTTCTTATATTGACATTATAAGATTTTTGTTCTACCATAGCAATACTGTAGGAATCTGGCAAGACCAAATCACCAGATTCCTGCACCCCTGAAACAACAAGCCTTCCCTGGACGGATCGGCTTTGTAAATCGTAAGGGAAAAACACGGAAAGGAAAAATGCCTATGGGATGAAATTGAACGGGCAGATTGTAGAACACCTATTAACCAGAGGGAAGATTCAAGCATTCCCTTTGGTTTCCTAAATAATGAAATGAAAAAAATCGCAATCAGTCTAGCAATTTTCGCAGTCATAAATTGTTTATTTTTCTGCGAATCATCACAGAAAATCGGGGAAAATTCCCCGTCGGAACAACAGCCTAAACGGGGAGATGATCGAAGAAGCTGATCATCATTTTCCCTAAAATTCTTGAGGAAAATATGAAGATTTCAATTCCAGAAAGTGTGGATTTTACATCACTAAAAAAGGGGGCGGCATGAAAAGAGAACGTCAGCAAGGAGGGGACATTATCTCAGTCGAGCGTCATAATCGTGACTTTGTGATGATTGATAATTCGGCTGTTCAAGACCCAAACTTAGGTCTTAAAGCCACGGGTTTATTGAGCCTCTTAATCAGCTATCCGAGTAACTGGAAAATTAGTCTTAGCCACCTTTGCGGTGTCAAGCCCGATGGCAGGGATTCGATATTAAGCGGGTTGGCAGAACTCAGTCAAGCTGGTTATTTGCTTTATTTGCGGTGGCGTGACGCAGGCGGTTTATGGTCTTCTCGGTACATCGTTTTTGAGACTCCCCAACTCAAGGAAAAATATTTAGAACAAATGCCAAAAGAAGACGTAGAGAAGATTACAGACCCATTCAGTCCATCCAAAGCTAAGGCAAAAAAACAGAAACTTTCACAAGAAACCACAACGGAAAATCCACAGTGGAACCACAACGGAAAAACCGTAACGGAAAATCCATCATGGAAAAACCGTAATGGAGAACCCGATCCAGATAAATACATAGATACAAATACAAATCAAAAAAACGTATTAGAAAGATCCCCCCTTACCCCCCAAGGGGGAACCGGATGTCTTTCTGAGGAGGGGGAGGGGGAGAACTTGACCGGAGGGGGAGAAGAACGCAGCCCCAAACCAGTTGAACCTCCTCAAGCCATACAACAGGGCGCACCTGAACAAAAAAGCATTTTATCCGAGGATCAGATATCCGCCGCGCCGACACCAATTTATAGTGTTCACAAAAAGGAACATCAAGCCCGGATCGTTGAGATATACCAATCCAATAAACCTAGCGCCTGGTTGCCCGTTAACAACCTTCACAGGGATATCAGAGTGATGGTAGATAGTCTTTTATCCTCTGAGAACTTTCAAGGCGATTTAGAGGCATTTTTGACGCGCTTAGAGAATGCCTTAAAAGAAATCAACGATCCGACTACTAAGTTTGGCTGGTTCCGTAATCAAGGAAATCTGGGACTGAGAACCCTACTATCCAACTACGGTAGACATTTGATGGAATTTAGTGATCGCTGGATGGAACGCCAAACCCCGCAAGTTCGATCCGATGTACTCCCCGATTGGGCATTAGAAGCCCAAAAAGAAATCGAAGCCCGACAAACCAAAAAGGCAGGTTAAACATGGACATCAACTTTTTGACAAAACAGATCCAAGACCTTCAAACTTACTTCACCGCCTTGCAAAACCTGTCCCCACGGACTCTCAAGGCGTGGTGTGTCCACTTCTCGGAAAACCTATCAGAACAGGAATTAGAGTTAGCCGTTGATCGGGCGCTCATCAACTACGGGTGCAACCACGACCTATCAGCCAAGGAATTAGTCGAACTAGCCAAGGGTTCGGACAAAGCAGCAATCCTAGACCGATGGGCAAAAACCTTGGAGGCGATCGCTAATAATTCCTTGGCCGACTTGGATGACGCTACCCAGTACGCGATCACTCAACTTGGTGGGATGTCCTACCTCGGATCACTCCCTAACGCCACACTTCAAGGCTTGAGTTTCAACTTTCAAACCCACGTCCAAAAATATTGGCAATCCCCCCCCAAAGAATTTGAGCGCCCGGTTGTGATCATCCCTCGTGAGCAAATTGAATTTAAACCCTCTCACCTCAAGCCACAAATTTCGGAGGAACAACGGGTAAAAAATCAGGAATTTCTAAATAACCTGATCGCCACAAAAATGAATAAAAACTTAAATGGAGCGAAATAATGGAAACAATAATCATGCAAAATGTTGAGGCAGAACAAGCCGTTTTGGGAGCGATTCTCTTAGACCCCGAAGCTATGGGGCGAGTTGCGGAAACGCTAACTGCTAAATCCTTTTCGCTGCGATCGCATCAAACAATCTACAAAGCAGCTTTAGCATTACATTCCGAGGGAATAACCACGGATTTAATGACCGTCACTACCTGGTTATCCGATCAGAAATTACTTGAAAAAGCCGGGGGACAATTAGGATTAACCCAATTATTAGACCGCACAGTTTCAGCAGTTAACATTGATCAATACGGGCTGTTAATTGCCGATAAGCAAACTCGAAGAAACCTAATTGAATCTGCCCATAAAATTATTGAATTGGCAGAAGATACCAGTCAACCTTTAGAGACAATTCTCCAAAAGTCAGAGGAACAAATTGCCAATATTTCCCAATCAAAATCACAACAGGATTTAGTTTCGATTGGTGAAACTTTAATTGATACCTTTCAAGAAATTGAAGACCGGAGCGAAAGCAAGATTCCCCCCGGCGTTCCCTCTGGATTTTATGACCTCGATGCTATGACTGGAGGATTCCAACACACCGACTTAATTATTGTGGCAGGAAGACCTGCAATGGGCAAATCGAGTTTGGCTTTAAATTTTGGATATAACATTGCCAAAAAAGGGCTACCCGTTGCAGTGTTTAGTTTGGAGATGTCCAAAGATCAATTAGTCCAAAGACTATTATCTAGTGAAGCCAAAATCGAAAGTAACCGCATCCGTTCGGGAAATATCCAACAAGAGGAATGGGAGCCGCTAACAGAAGCAATTAGCAAGTTAGCAGAATTACCGATTTTTATTGACGACACATCGAACCCCACCGTTTCAAAAATCAAGAAAGAATCTCAAAAACTGAAAGCCGATAATGATGGAAAACTGGGATTAATCCTAATAGATTATCTGCAATTAATGGACGGAGGAAGCGACAATCGGGTGCAAGAATTGTCAAGAATTACACGGGGATTAAAGGGAATGGCAAAAGATTTAAACGTCCCTGTAGTTGTCCTATCTCAGTTAAGTCGTAGCGTTGAACAACGCACAAATAAACGCCCAATGCTTTCAGATTTGAGAGAATCAGGCTCAATTGAACAGGACGCGGATTTAGTAATGATGATCTACCGAGATGATTATTACAATCCCAACACTTCGGACGCGGGAATAGCTGAATTAATTTTAGCCAAACATCGCAACGGCCCCACCGGAACGGTAAAGCTATTGTTCGATTCTGAATTTACCCAATTTAAAAATTTAGTACGGGGGATGAACTAAATGGACAGACTTGGTTGGGAAGACTTAGGAAGTATTATCAATTGGTTTTACGAACAACAGAGACAAGGCAAAACTTCCTTTAAAGTTCAAGAAATGCGCGATAAGTTTAACCTGAATATCGCAAACGCAAATACCAGAATAAAACGGTTTCTTAAGTTTGGAATCATTAAACCACTAACTTATGGCAGATACGAAATCGAACCACTGTCAGAAGAAAGAATCCAGGAGATTAAAGACAAAATCATCCCCCCTAATCCCATTTTTAAAACCTATTATTTCAGGGGAAGACAACATACCGTCGAATGGATTTACAAAAACCAAAACCCCCCGATGACCCTCCAATATTTTGCTCAAAGACTTCAACGGGGGTGGTCATTAAAGAAAGCCCTAGAAACACCGACCCGAAAATACAAAAAAGAGGTTAATTAACGCCATGACCGTAACAACCAAGATATTTGAAAGAGTTTTAAAAGTTGGTGAGTGGGTAGAGATTGACCCACATAAACACCGCCCATCTTATCTAATAAGAGGTACAGCATGGCGAGTTGAAAGTTTCAATGTATTAAAACAAACCTGTCAAGTAACTAACGAAAAAACCAGATCGGAAACCCTAGACTTTGAGGAGGTTTCCGACTCATCCCCATTCAAAAAAACAGATATTGTGCAATTAAAAAAGGATAGCCGTTACATCGGACGGGTGATTATGTGCCGGGGGAATAAAATCAAAATTCAGTGGGCGAAAGGATTGGCAGAATCCTTAGACTCGGACAAGATAAAACTATTTATTCAGATGGTCAAAGGGGAACAAATCCCCCTCGGAAATTACGCTTTCCAGAAAGGCGATCATGTCAAAACTACAGACAAGAATTTTGGCAATGTAATCCTCACTGTAAAAGAATGCTTACCCTCTGGAATGGTGGTGTTGAGTTCATCAAACGATCCTAATTTATTGCTCCCCGGCTGTGGCTTAACAGTTGTTGAGGAGGGTTTCTAATGCCAACATTCGCAACATTATTCATGGGCGGAGGCGGTGCAGATTTGGGGTTAGAAGCCGCAGGTTTTGAGTCCATTTGGGGAATTGAAAGAGATCCTAAAATTGCAGAAGTAGCACGATTAAATTTCCCAAATACCAAAGTATTTAATTCTTGCGCAGGAGACATAAACCCCCGCAGTCTTCCCTATGTTGACCTGCTTTGGATGAGTCCCCCGTGCCAACAGTATTCAAACGCTAGACGGGGTAATTTAGGTGATCACAAAGACAAGGACGCGGGGCTGTACTGTAGCAGTTATATCGCAGCGATTGATCCTCAATGGGTAGTTTTAGAAAACGTCCCAGGATATTCAAAATCACCTGTATTCGAGAAGATTCTACAATCCTTAATTCGCTACGGATATCGCTACCATTGGCTAATACTTGACGCGGCGGATCATGGGGTTCCGCAAAACCGGAAACGGTTGATTATGTGGGCAGTTAAAAATTCAGAACCCCTCCCCTATTTCCCCGAATCAAAACCTAAAAAGGGATGGTATCAAGCCCTTAGTGATTTAATCCCAGAAATGCAGGATTGTGAGCTTGCAGACTGGCAGATTAAGCGATTGAATGAATTGGGTTATTTGCCAGAAAAAGCCTCTCATTCACCCGTTTTGTTAATCCCCCGCGCGGGAGCCTGTATTAAGAACATTTTACCGACTCCACAAAACAAGCCTTGTCCAACAATTCGAGCTATGGCGGGTGTAAGTACCCATTGGGCGGACATCGTGCAGGGAAGTCAAATCAAACGGATTAGTCAAAAAGCGACGGCACGGCTGCAAACTTTTCCCGATGATTACAAATTCCCAGAATCCAAATCTTTAGCCCAACAAATCATCGGGAATGCCGTGCCGCCGTTGTTGGCGAAAGAGTTAGGTCTGGCAATCTTAAAATCAATTAATCTTTATGAAGACAACTAAAAAAGGATTTCAACCCGCCCAAAAAATTCATGCCAACGACCTCCACACATTCTCTTGTGAGTGTCTCTGGTATGATGTAGAAACCGACGAGGAACTTCTATCTGAATTATGGACAATTAAACTCGATAAAAGGCGATTCAGAACCGATGTCAGACAGGCTATTGTCGCAGGACTAATCTACTGTTTTCTCGAAACACCGGAAGCAATAGAGCGACATATTAACAGGGTGTTTTTTTGGAATAACAAATCCCGTGCTTTTGAGCCATTAGGGGCGGTGTCTGACGCTCCGATGACCGGATCTAGTCCGGTTGATTTTGAAGCCGATCCGGTGGTGGCTTTTGAGAGATTGAAAGCCCTTTGTGTTGAGATTGAGATTATCAAGGTTGACTCTTATACAGGTTGACTCATCCCCGGACATTTCGAGTGTCGCGGGGGTATTCCTATAAGTTGAACGTCCCTTTAGTGTAGTCTATTTCGGTTTCAAAAATAGATGGAGTCTACTAAAAAGGGGCCGAAGCCCCTTTAAGTTAATTACCTATTTTTAAATTGCTAACCATATCTGGTTAGAGAATATTCCCTCTTCATCGCCTAATCGTTAATCCTTTCGGCTCCAAGGGCAGCTTTTGGCTTGCCGATCTAAACGTCGGTGATTCCACTATAGTTGTATATAATGGAAATGTCAATACATACGTTTCAATTTTTTAAATAGGTATGTCTAATTTTAGCGAAAATGTGCGAACAAAGGAGTTTAAACTCATTCTATCTTCAGAACAAGAGCGAACCCTAGAAGATTGGATGCTAGTTTGTAAGTGGGTTTGGAATCGCTCGTTAGGACTGATAGAGGAATTTAACGAGTGGAACCCTTACGATAAACTGTCAAAGTCTAACGTCCCTGCAACTCCCCTGCAACGATACGACCGCAAGCTCAAGCAATGGGTACGAATTGAGATCCCAGATTGGAAGATGGGGATTGAGCGAGTCGAGAAGAAAAGGGGGTTAATCCATCCCGTTGCCATTGATGAAAATAGCCCTATTATTGACTCACTGGATTCTAAAAAGTCGGTACTATACGGGTTCCTAAAGGTATTTGGACATCAGCACCACAAGGATCGGATTGTGACTTATTTAGTTAGAGGTGAGGAGCGAAAAGTTAATTTCACCGATTGCCCGGCAAAATTCATTCAAGGTGTAGCGCATGAACTATCAAAGGCTTGGGAGGGATTTCTAGCGGGTCGCCACAGCCGCCCACGTTTCAAAACAGCTAAAGATAAGGTGATGACTTTAATCCATTACAACGCTAAGGATCTAGGCGTTAAGGACAGTAAGGTCAATATTCCAAAATTGGGTTATATCGAGGTAATTGGATTTGATAAACGGTGGTATGGTTGCGATTTTAACCCGATGAAAATTTGCAAAAAAGCGTCGGGGTGGTATATACAATTAACTGCGTCCGTCCCTGTCAAACAAGCCAAGAAGACAGGGTTATGTTGTGGAATTGACCCCGGACATCAGTTTGTTATGGCATTGGATAATGGTCATACTATTGAGGCTGCACAACCTTTAAAGCGATCGCTAAAACGTCTAAGGAAAATGCAGCAACAATTATCTCGCAAGTATCGAATGAACGAGGGAAAAACTAAGAATTGGGAGAAACTCAATAATAAAATTGCTAAACTTCATGAGAAAATCGCCCGTCACCGCCGATCATTCAATCACTGGCATTCTACCAATTTAATCAATTGGTTTGACGTGATTTTTGTTGAGGATTACAAACCCGCCAACGTCTACCGAAAAGCTAAAGCCAAGGCAAAATTAGACACAGAAGGAAATCCAGTGGTTGCCGAAAATGGTACAGTTATCTACGATAAAAATAGTCAAAAACGCAAACGAGGAAGTAACAGAACAGGGAGTGATGTAGCTATTGGTCAAGCTATTGATTTATTAGAAACCAAAGCAAAGGAACACGGAAAATTAGTGATTCGGGTTGATAATTGGGGAACTACTTTATGTTGTGCGAAGTGTGGACATCAAGAGAAGAAAAAGCTATCTCAACGCACTCACAAATGCTCTAATTGTGGTTATACCGTTGCTCGTGATGTCAACTCAGGACAGAACATTAAGTTAAAAGGTTTAGCTCAAATGGCAATCAATCAAGGTGTGGAATTGTCCGATAATTTCTGGTATAAATTCCTGATTAATAAAAATTCGGCAACCCCTAGCTGTTCTAAAAAGGCAACCAAGAAAAAAACCAAAAAGTCAGACACCATAACGATTCCAGATGATTTGTTTAAAAACGGGGTTCACGATTTTTTAGTTGCCGAAACCGCCAAAACTCATGCTATAATAAATCAAATGAGCTTAGGTGATTTCGATAGAAACGCCTGAAACAATTGCGGATTAAGCTCTCGCAATAGACGATTGCCTATTTTATGGATTGAAACTAAACTTTATTAGAAATAGTGATAGCTCGCATGGAATTCTCGCAATAGACGATTGCCTATTTTATGGATTGAAACTCAATTAAATTTGTTTGACTCCCAAAACGGGGGACAATCTCACTCGCAATAGACGATTGCCTATTTTATGGATTGAAACTCCGGTGGCTTCTTGGTGATGATTAAAGGCGGTTGTCTCGCAATAGACGATTGCCTATTTTATGGATTGAAACGTAGCAGAAACGTGACGGTGGCGGTGGTGGTGGTGTCCCGCAATAGACGATTGCCTGTTTTAAGGATTGAAACTAATAGATAACCTTCTTTTATAGCTGTATCGTATGCTTTTTCCCGCAATAGACGATTGCCTATTTTATGGATTGAAACCCTGATAGCTATTATCAGTTTAAAAGTAAAGGGAACCCGCAATAGACGATTGCCTATTTTATGGATTGAAACTTCTACTAATTCGGGGGTTCCAACAGTCAGACGGCTCGCAATAGACGATTGCCTATTTTATGGATTGAAACATCCTGACTAAAAACAATTGGGTTCCCCGTTTAAACCCGCAATA